AGAAACTTTGTTTTTTATGTTTGGAGGACCTGCATATAGCACCTTCAAGAGAATAGAACAAGGTTTTAGAGATACGGGTAACGGAGAGATAGAGCGAGCCACAGAAAACTTTTTACCCCCAGGATTAGCAAACATATACAAAACTGCCATTCCTACACCTGTAAGTGGTAGATTAGCTAGAGAGGGTTATGAAACACGAAGAGGTGATCCTATATTTGATGACGTTACGGGTGGGGATTTGGCAGGTATATTATTCGGATTCCCTCCTGTTGAGTACACGAATACTATGGAAAAGAACAACATAAAGAAGGGCATAGATAAAGCGGTTAATGAAAAGAAAAGTAAAATACTAAAGAAGTATTATATCGCGGCTAGAACTGGCAATACAAAAGACATGCAAAAATCTTTAAAAGAGTTGATAGCTCACAACGAACGTCACCCCTTATCTGCCATAACAGGAGACTCCATAGAAAAATCTATGTTAAGACATATAGAACAGTCCAAAAACATACGACAGCACAATGGTATATCTATATCGTCTGCAAATAAGAACTTGATTCTCTTACACGAACAACAGTTTGACGACGATTATACTTTCTTTTAGGGGTAAAAAGAGTGACCACCCGAAGATGGTCACATAAGAGAAAGAGAGTGACAAGCATAACCTGTCACCCTACATTTATCACAAAATTCTCCAAATGCGAACACCTAATTTGTTATTCTCCACACGCACTTGTGTTTTTATGTCCCAACCTTTTGTTTTTGCTATGTTTTTTATTTGTTTCACGGCTTCTCGAACATCCACACATAAGATAAATACAGAGGAACTTGTTACCATGTTGTCCCAATTTACCACAATGCGAACCCCGTCAGGATTTAAATCATCCGATTTTAGTATCCCCTGTCGTAATCTCATCGTTTATCGCGCAATCAACTTGTATCACCCATGTAGGTGGTAAGTTCATGTGTGTGCCTCTACTTAATCGCATCTTAACCTTAGTGGCTCCCAGTTTAGTTGTAAGATCTTGTAGAAACGAGTTATAGTTTATTTGATGTTCACCACACCACGCCTTCAGAGGTTTGGGTACAAGAAAAGCACGTTTCAAATCTGTTTCGTATCGGGCTACGAGTTTACCTCTTGGTAAAGCTTCAGGTATGACAAGGTTAGCTATATCGCCCTCTTGCTTACGTAAATCCTCTGTGCTTTTAATCCATAATACATTACTCCAATGCTCGTGTATGTAATCGTTGAGTGTCTCTTCGACAGATATGCTCATGTCCTCAACCTGACGTTTGTTCTCTTTCAAACGTTCTACAGCCCACTGAAACAGTTTTTTGGTGTCATACTGCACCAGACCACACCGCTTTGCCAATATGATACCCGTCAACGTACAAGCAACAAGCACTGACCAATATCTGTTCTCAGCTGTGAGATTTGCTTTAGCATCAACCTTTTCTTGTACCTGTCGTATAAGTTTTTGCACCTCGTCTAAGTTCTCCATGACATGTTTGATGTATACTTTACCTGCGTGTCCGTAGTTATTTTGTAGACATGTGCTAAATACGTCTGTTTCTTCTTTCGTGTCAAACTGCATACGGCTAACACGGCACTCTAGTATGCGCTGTGCTTCAGCTTTTGGCATGGCTTTTATAATGCTTATACGCTCTACCATGCTTGTATTTCCTGTAGTAACAGCTAGTAGCTTCCATGCCTCACCTCTATGACGCTCCACGTTACTGCTCGCTGACATACGTCCACGCTGTCTACCCCCAGTCAGTTGGTACGCTAGGTTAGACAACTCTTTACCTGAAGTATTTGTAAGCTCGTCCATATACATAGGCAAATTGTGGTATATCTCACCCCTGTTCATCTTTGTATTGTACGTGTCTCGTTCGTGCATAATCAAATCTTCTGGACTACCCCACACAGATGCCCCTGCTATCATGGCAGTTGTCTTCCCAACCCCTGACTCCTTACTGTATATATGCAAAGCAGCACAATTTATGGGAGAGAACTTCATCAATGGAGAACCAAATGACGTACCAAGAACAAACTGATGTAACTCAAAGTTATCACGATTGTAGAAGTTTACCGTATCTTTCCAATCTTCTAACGTGCCTTTAGGTTCAAAAGATGGAAACAAACTAGCCGTAGGCGTAGAGGGAGGGTTAAACTTTGTCTCGTTAATAGTTATCTCTTCATTACCAAGCACAAAACCTCCACAATCATCGTCAGTCCACCCAAACTGTCTGCGAGCTTCTTCTGCTACGCTCTTTGCTTGTAATTGTGTTACCCATGTAGTTGTGTATGCCATGATATCATCCATTCTTAGTACAGCTATGCCGTGCATAGACAGTTGTTTTCTTAGTTCCTCTTTAGATGTTACAGAAGTCAACGGAACTGTAAACTCTCTTATACCATCTTGAGGCAAGTGTAAACGCATGACAATAGCTTCGCCCACTTCTACGTCCATGATACGTTTGACTACATACAAGTCGTTTTGATATATGACTTTGTCCTCTGTGTTACCATCTTTGTCTTTAAAGTGCATATATACACCACCATTCGCTCCTCTAAAGTATGGCTCTGGATATAGCGGTATGTCCTTTGACACAGGTGCTTTCTTTATACCTTTACCTAAAGATATGGGTGAGTTTATTTTTCCCTTATGCGGACAAGCCACGCAAGGTTCGGGGTTCTCTGCCTCAAATGTTGTGCAGTAGTAAGGGTCACTTATACGCTCGACTTTCTCCTCTGTTGAACTCTCACTATACTCTGGGTGTCTCTCAGACATCTTATGTATAGCTTTGTCAGCATCATTACAGAACTTTGCTATGGATAGCCCTGCTCTCCATAAAGGTTCGCTTATATCCTGTTGGTTCTCCATGATGTTTTTAATCTGCTCACACCCAACGCCTTTTATAGTTTTGTCAAGTATAACTTTGAAGCTGTTCTCAGAGTTTTCTATTATAGCTTTCTTAAATTCGTTCTCTTCGTTGTCTACTTTGGTTGGTATGCTGATGCCCTCTGTACCCACAAGTCTAGAAAACTCGTCAAACTCCACGTCGTGAAACTCACCCGTGCCAAGAAACATGACAGGTTTCTGTGTGCCACGCTTGTGATTATGTGTGCCAGGGACTCTGAGTACCCGCGCTGCGTCCGCAGTTACACCATTATCTGCTAACAAGTTATGACGTATGCACATATCTTTGAGGCCCTGGGCTACAGGTAACCACTCCGCATATGACACACTCTCTGTAAGAACCCAGTATACATGTATCCCGTACCCAGAGTTGATTAACATAGGTCGAGGCAGTCCTGTTGCTTTTACAAATCTTTTTAAATCTAGAAACGCTTCGTTCTGGTTGGTGTATTCTTTACCAACACCGCAGTCTAAATCTAAATAAAAAGAACTTAGACTTTTTACGTTTGTTACACGTCTATCTTTATTTGTTTCGAATGTGGCTAAACCAAAGTATGCGTTAACACCTTCAGTATCTAACTCGTTAGCCCTGTCTATTACATCGTCTATGGTTGCGTGAAAGCTCTGTACCTTCTTGTCTCCAAGACCTAATACAGAGTAATATCCATCACCTAAAACCTTCTCTAAAAATTCTTTTGTTTCCATTTTTCCCACCTTGTGCCGAAGACACCACGACAAGATACGGCACGTTATCCTTTCGGTAAAAACCTAGTCGTGGTGTAGTTCTATTAGTCGTCCCAATCGGCAACAATAGAACTCAAGTCGCCATCAGCATCCTTGGTGGGAGGGGAGGGCTTCTTAGCAACTTTCTTTGGCTCTGCCACAGCATCTTCTGTTACAACGTCCTCTGTTTCAGTTTCACCTGTACCAAAAGGGTTCTCTTCCTTTGCTTCAAATACAAACCCCTCAGTTTCTTCAAAAGGATTTCTATCTTCATAAGGTATGTACTTTATGACTTGCACTCCCTTAAGACGCAGTGAAACATTCTGTTTACTACCCATCTCATATGGAACAAATGTTACAGCTATGTTAACTGTGCTACCTGTAGTCAACATGAAATCTGCGGGTAATCTGTTACTCTTGGTATCAACCTGTATGGGTTTAGGAGTGACTACGTTCTTATACGCACCCTTTAAAACAGCCTTGTGCGTAAACATGCCATCGTCGTCTTTGACAAACAAACGCTCCAACTTTTCTGCCCACTTGTCTTTTCTATTGGCTTGATACATCTTTGCCATTTCAATATACAAAGCTTTAGCAGTATCGTTATCCATACGAAATTGTATAGAATACTCTGCGCCATCAGCTTTGGGATCACACGCAACAGACCTACCTGCTTTACTATCAAAGTGGTAAGTTGTGTTTATTTTAGGCCAAAGAGCCTCTACGTTTTTTATAATATATGGTTCCATTTTCTCTCCTTCTCTCTATATTATAAGTCTTCATCTAGTTCAGCTAGTGAATCTTCGCCCACTGTTTCCTCGCTACGGCTACTAGATGTTTTCGTCAATGCTTCAGTTACATCTGAAATACGAAACCTATGAGTTTTACCTATTTTTACATAAGTATCTTCAGGTATGTGTTTCTGACTTACCCAAGCACGAACAGTTGATACGGACACGCTAAAGTGTTTAGCTACGTCCTCTATTGTTACAAAAGGTTCATTCATTTCTTCCTCACAGAAATTGTTACTTCTTCTTCAACCTCTAATCCCTCTGGCTTGAGATCAGGATTCTCTTCTAAGAACTGTTTCATGTTCGCTTGATTGATACGTTTGTCAAGTAACTGAGGTGCATTTTCTTCCACAATAAGCTTGTGTATTGCATCCCATTCACTTACCCAGTATTTCTTCTTAGTTGAACGAAAAAATAATCCTTCAGAAGTTCTCACGCTTTCTACATTATGGTCTTCACAATGATCTAGCATTGCCTGTTTTATTGTATCTAACTGTCGCACAAGGTTGCCATCTTCTTCCTTGTACTTGGCTGACAGCATAGATCTCTCTGCTCGTATACGTAAATACGTCTTTGCCAACTTGTCAGGGGTTATCTTGTCACCCATGTCTCTCTCCTATTCTTATTATATAGTAACATATAATAGTAAAAAGTGTCTTAGTCAAGTACTTCTTTGTAAAGTTCTACAAACTTTGTGTGTACGTTTATTTTTCTATCTAATAGTCTGTATACATGCTTTTCTGCATCAGACCCTTGCAGTTGTACTACGGTGCATTTATGTGTTTGCCCAGACCTATGCACACGTGCGTTCGCTTGGTCGTATGTTTCTAGCGAACTCGTTGGCCCCCACCACACCACTGTGTTAGCTCGTGTTAACGTGACACCATGCGCGGCTGCTTGTGGTTGGATGACAAGCACTTGTGGGTCATCATCTTCTTGGAACTGTTTAAATATATGTGTGCGTTTGTGTGCAGGTACATCTCCACGTATAACTTCTGTTGTTATACCTTCTGATCGTAGCTTATCTGTTAATATATCTATTGCATGTTTGAAAGGTACAAACACGAGAACCTTTTGGCTAGATTCATCAATAACTTCACGTAATACTTTGTATCTGTTTTTAATATCAAACTCTAGTATTTCTCCTTCGTCTGTGTATATAGCCCCTGCTGATATTTGTAGTAACTTGTTAAGAGTGACAGCCGCATTTACCGCTGTGATCTGCTCACCTGTTATATCTAGCACAAGTTTTGTCTTTAGTTCTTTGTAATACTTTTTCTGTTGTGCAGTAAGCTCCACTTGTCTTTTGGTGTATACCATAGGAGGTAGGTCTAAGCACTCGTCCTTTGTAAAACGTATCGCAGGTTGTAACACTCTATACACTATGTCTGTTGCGTTGGAGCGTATCTTCCACGTAAATTGAGATACTTTGTACATAACCATATCTTTAAATGCGCCAAAGAACCTTGGCACTTTGTACGGGTTTACAAGTTTTGCTAATCCGTATGCGTCTGTAGGGTTCTGCGCTGCAGGTGTACCTGTCATCATCCACAGCCACGTGTTATCGTGTATTAGTTGACGTAGAAGTTTCCAGCGTCGTGTTTGAGCATTCTTGTAATGTGTAGCTTCGTCTACAATAATCAGGTCGAACCCACCTTTCTTCAGTTCATCTAGCACAATGCCAATACCATCGTAGTTTATCACCACGTAATCTGAGCCTTCTTGCACTATCTTCTTACGTTTATCTGCTGACCCATGCGCTACAGAAACGGTGCGGTGTGTTGCAAATGTAAACAAGTCATCACGCCATGCGCTATCCATGATCGAGAGCGGGCATACTACAAGCACTCTGTTTATCACGCCTTGTTTCATAAGAAAGTCTGATGCCCATATGGCACTTGCTGTTTTACCTGTACCTTGTTCGTTGAAACAAAAACCTTTCTGGTGTAAAGTAAGGAATGATGCTGTCGAAACTTGGTGGTCAAATGGTTTGTATCTTCCTGTCCATGTGTATTTTGCTTCTATGGGTGATGGTGATTCTCTCCT